AGATTCCCATCAGAGGTGCTTGCACATCATTACCCAAACACGCCAAACCTTGGCGACATGACCAAATTTAAGGAATGGACAAATGTCTCAGATGTCGATCTTCTCGTTGGAGGAACACCCTGCCAATCATTCTCAGTCGCAGGATTGCGAAAAGGATTGGATGACCCGCGTGGCAACCTCATGCTCACCTATCTTGCCATTGCTGACAAATATCGGCCCCGATGGTTGGTTTGGGAGAACGTCCCTGGCGTCCTGTCATCTAACTCAGGAAAAGATTTTGGAGTCTTCCTCGGGGCGTTGGGAGAACTCGGGTATGGGTTCGCATACCGCGTTCTTGACGCTCAGTATTTCGGAGTGGCCCAAAGACGCAAGCGTGTGTTCGTTGTCGGATACCTTGGAGACTGGAGAGCTGCCGCAGCGGTTCTTTTTGAGCGCCACAGCCTGCAAGGGCATCCTGCGCCGAGCAGAGAAAAGAGGGAAGGTTCTGCCGCAACAATTACAGCACGCACTGGAATCAGTCGTAACAACCACGGAGAACTTGTAGGTTGGCCAGCTGACATCAGCAGCACATTGAATGCTTCATTTGGATCAAAGTTGGGGTTAGAAAATCAGCACATCAATGCTGATTGTCCAATGTTCGTACCAACAAAAGCGTTTTATGAAAGCAGTCTTGCTCAGTACAAAGAGGCTGATGTTGGCGGTACTCTCAAAGCATCTGGCGGTGTTTTGTCAGGCGGTAGTGAAACATTTTTGGCGCAACCCGCATACGGCATACCTGGCAATTGGATTGGCCGTAAACCTGAGAATGGCGGCAACGCCACTGAGCCAATGTATGACGTTGCACCATGCCTCACCAAAGCAGATCAGCATGGTGTGGCGCAACCTATTGCATTCAGCGGCCAGATGTCAAACCCGCAAACAGATGTAGACATGACGCAAACCCTGCAAGCTAAGAATCCGATGGCGGTAATGCAAGCAATGGCAGTACGCCGTTTGACCCCTGTTGAATGCGAGCGTCTCCAGGGCTTTAGCGACAACTACACCGACATCAAAAGCAAAAACAAACCTACGCCTGATGGTCCAAGGTACAAAGCATTGGGCAACAGCATGGCAGTGCCTGTCATGGCGTGGATAGGGCAACGCATAGAACAAGTAGAGGCAATATGCAAGCAGAACAAATAGCCAAACAGCTCGGAAATGCGAAAAGAGCCAACGGCCAATGGGTAGCGTCATGCCCAGTACCGAGTCACGGCAAAGGCAACGGCGACAAGAATCCAAGCCTTAGCGTACACATCGATGACGAGGGCAAGCCACTCTTTCACTGCCATGGTGGCTGCACTCAAGAATCGGTATTCCAAACCATCAGGGATTTGCACTTGCTGCCCGAGCTGGAGGAGCGCCCCGATCCACTCGCCAACATCAAGCCATTACCCAAAGTGGAGTTCCAGCAGGAGTGGCAGTACCAGGACGAGGACCGCGTCACAGTATTCGTCAAGCACCGGCTGCGCGTAGGGGAGGCTGGAAAGACTTATAGGCTCTACAAAGTAGACACAGACGGCAAGCGATATCCGACACTGGGTGACGCGAGGATCGTCCCCTACAAGTTGCCCGAGCTGCTGGACGCGAAGACGGCGGGAAGAATAATTTATCTTGCGGAGGGAGAAAAGGCCGTAGACGCGCTGATGTCTCTCGGCGTGGTGGCGACCACCGCGCACAGTGGCGCAGGGCATTGGCCGGACGCCATTACCGAATACTTTGCCGGCGCCAATGTGGTGATCCTCCCCGACAACGATATGTCAGGTTGGGGATACGCTCGCAAGGCAGCAGAGGCCATCCTGCCCATCGCCAAAGCACTCAAGGTTGTCGACCTCGGACTGCAAGAGCAAGGCGATGACGCATATGAGTTCATTGAGGCAGGCGGCGGCAGGGCAGAGCTGGCGGCGTTGGTCAAGGCAGCGCCAAAGATCAACAGTGTGGATGATGTAACGATCCCCGAAAGACTTCAGGCGATTCAACCGAATGCGCCAATTGATATTCCGCCACCACAGACAACGACAGAGGACATCGCCAAAGAGTTCGCGCCTGACCCACCAAAAGAAGCAGACAAGCCAAAGCCAGTCAAGACCATCAAGATTGAATCTTGGGACACCATTCAGGATGAGCCAGTTGAGTGGCTGATTGAGGGAGTCATCCCCAAAGGATCATTCACGGCGCTATATGGTCCACCAGGCTCATTCAAGTCGTTCATAGCCCTAGACATTGCCGAGGCCATCGCCACAGGACGCACATGGATGGGCAAAGAAGTAAAGCAGACAGGCGCGGTGCTGTACCTCGCTGGCGAGGGCTTTGGCGGTATCGGGGCAAGGATCAAAGCCTGCAAGATGCACCACCAAACCGAAGATGGCGCACCAATCTACATAGTCAGACACCAGCTCAACCTCAGATCCAGCGCCGAGGACTTCAACGCGCTCATGATGGCCGTGGTCACGCTGGTGGAGCAGACAGGCATGGAATTCAGCCTTGCCATAGTGGATACGCTTGCCAGAGCCTTTGGCGGCGGCAACGAGAACAGCTCAGAAGACATGGGCGCATTCATCACGGCCATGGGCAAAGTTCAGGAATTCCTCAACTGCGCCTTGATGGTGCTGCACCACAGCGGCAAGGACGCCGCCAAAGGACTGCGCGGCCATTCCTCGCTGCTTGGCGCCGTAGATACAGAGCTGGAGCTGCTGCGCTTTGAAGAGCAAATGAAAGGCGTACTCACCATCAGCAAGCAAAAGGATGGCGCAGACAACGAGCGATTTGGCTTTGAGATGGTGGAGGTAGAGATCCGGCCAGCAGGACTCGGACTGAGCGATCCAGTGGTCAGCTTGGCGGTGCAGTCATCAGATGACACGCATATTGAGCCATCCAAGGCCAGCAAGGGGAACGCCGGAAAAGGAAAAAATCAGCGTCTTGAGATGCTTTGCCTAGAGAAAATGGTCAAAGAGCATGGAGTGCCAAAGTACATCGATGGTTTACAACGCCATGCCATCAGGTTGGAGCTGTGGAGGCAGGAATTATGGTCAAAAATGGGCTGCACTGATGAGGACAAAGGCACGTTCAAGACGGCATGGCACAGAGCAAAGCAGCGACTGATTGAGTCAGGCGAGGGTGCGATCAGGGACGATTTTGTATGGTTACAGTTCAAAAGCAACGACTTTGAGGCTGGATAAACATACAGGTTACAAGTTACAAACAAGATACAAATGTTACCAATTGACGCTTGCATGGTTACAGTTACAAATCGAGAGTCTAGAAGACTCGATGATATGTAACCCATGCACCATTTGAAACCGAGGGAATGACATGGCAACAAAGAGAACGGCAAACAAGCATCCAGTAGCAGAGACACCAAGCCCAAAGGCAGATGCGTGGACGATTCATGTGCAGTCGAAATTGGTGGAGTTGGAGTCGGTCAAGGCTGCCAGCGACAGGAAATGGGGAGAAAACCGACTGATTACTTTAGTAAGCAGTGAGTTGAGAGAGAAATTCTGGATTCAGAATGGCAGATTGCATCAGGCGATGGAGTCCAAAGATCAGGCGAAGTTCGATTCCAGCGTGGCGGGAATGATCAGGGCGTATGGCGTGCTGGATCAGTGGGCAACCGAAGAGGGTCTGGAGCCAGCGTCAGCCATTCCTCGGATTGAGTGGGAGATGCAGAATGGTCAGACTATGGTGATCGTCAGAACAGTCAATGAGGCGGTGGCGATTCAGACTCAGCGTCAGGATCTATCGAATCATCACATCTGGTCAATGCAGGAATTAGAAGCATTGCTGGCTGATGAACGTATGCAGGCAGTGATCAAGATCAAGGCGCTTGTGCCAACAGCACAGCTCACCAGCTTCAAGCCAACATCAGAGTTCAAGCCTGGCGGGGCAACAGGCTTTGATGACTTTGAAAACGATCTGACATTCAGCGACAATGACAAGATGGAATACAAGTTCAATTCCGAACAGGCAGAAAGGTTCAAGAATGGCTCAATTTAAGCTCATGGTGGCATTTATCCGAGAAAAGGTACTGGACATCGTCCAGCGCGTTAAAACAGCTTTAAAGAGGGGTTGAGCGATGCCAGGCAACCCAAAGCGCAGGAAAGACATTGCATTCCTCAATGAGATGCCTGAAGAGATGATCTTTAGCATGATCGAAACCGGCAAAAGCATTGCCGACATATGCGTGAGCTTGGGCATAAGTAAGCGTGCGCTAGACGATTGGATTGAGGAAAACGATCATGGTGCTATGATTACGCGCGCGCGTGTGCGTGCCGCCGATCTTATGGCGTGTGACACGATCAAGATAGCGGACGACATGGATGTCGATCATCCGCAGCGCGATGTCCAGCGCATCCGCACTCGCCAGTGGCTGGCCGAGCGATGGGATCAGAAGACTTATGGGCTACAAAAGGCGCAGCAAATCAACATCAACGTGCAGGATCTACGCATGGCCGCGTTGCGCCACGTTGAGGTGATCGATGACTTATCCACAGAAAAAAGCGCATGATGCACACATTGGCCTGTGGACAACTGCAAATTGCCCGTTTATTGGGCGAAATCGCTGTAGTTATCCACAATAAAGTTAACATAATGAACATCGTGTTAAACCGATTCTGTAAGTTTCCTGTAAGAAAGTATATGAATCAATGACTTACCGATGCATCGACCTGTGGATAACTTTGCAGCTGTTTACTGGCAGCCAGCGCGTGGCTGCGGCGGCGCTGACCCCCCCCCTTTGCTCGCGGCAGCGGGGGCGGCTGTAGCTGCACCTAAACACATATCGCCATGAGCAACCCCACCCCCCTACCCCCCACCGCGCAAAAGCGCCCCCCGAAAAAAAATTCCAATGATTTGGTGGCGAACAACCCTTTTGTCGAATTCGTCAAGCTCTACAAGAATAACCCTGTCCTGTTTGTCAAGGAGGTGCTGAACACCGAGCCTGATGCATGGCAAGTGGAGTTCCTAAACCACATCGCCGCGGGAAACCGCCGCATAAGCGTACGCTCGGGTCACGGCGTGGGGAAGTCGACCGCAAGCGCCTGGGCGATGATTTGGTACTTGTTTCTGCGCTTCCCTGTCAAGGTGGTGGTGACAGCGCCGACATCCAGCCAGTTGTATGACGCATTGTTTGCCGAGGTCAAGCGTTGGGTCAAGGTGCTGCCCCCCATGCTGGCTGACCAGTTGGAGGTGAAGCAGGACCGCATTGAGGTGAAAGACGCCAACGAGGAGGCGTTCATCTCTGCCAGGACCAGCCGCGCCGAGCAGCCCGAGGCGTTGCAGGGTGTCCACAGCGACAACGTGATGCTGGTGGCTGACGAGGCGTCAGGCGTGCCTGAGAAAGTGTTTGAGGCGGCATCAGGATCAATGTCGGGGCATAACGCCGTCACGCTGTTGCTTGGTAATCCTGTACGTTCCAGCGGTTTCTTCTATGACACCCATAACCGATTAGCCGGCGACTGGGTGACCATGCGAGTGTCATGCGCCGACTCGCCGCGGGTGTCTGAGGCTTACATTGAGGAGATGAAGTCGAGGTATGGCGAGGAGTCCAACGCCTACCGCATACGCGTATTGGGTGAGTTTCCGAGATCAGATGAAGATACTGTGATCCCCATGGAGCTGCTGGACTTGGCGATGAATCGTGATGTGGAGGCGAGTCCTTACGCGCCATTGGTGTGGGGATTGGACGTTGCGCGGTTTGGATCTGATCGGTCTGCGCTGTGCAAGAGGCGTGGAAATGCGGTGATTGAGCCTATCAAGACTTGGAAGAATCTGGACCTGATGCAGTTGACTGGTGCTGTGGTGGCTGAGTTTGAGGCGTTGCCGCCGAGCGACAGGCCAGAGGAAATACTGGTGGACTCCATTGGATTGGGCGCTGGCGTGGTGGATCGGTTGAAAGAGTTGAATCTGCCAGCTCGCGGCATCAACGTGTCGGAGTCACCGGCCATGGGCGGTACTTACAGGAATTTGAAAGCCGAGCTTTGGTACAAGGCCAAGGCGTGGTTGGAGCAAAGGGATTGCCGGTTGCCAAAGGATGAGCTGCTGGTGGCTGAGTTGGCGACTGTGAGGTATATGTTTACGAGCAACGGCAAGATTCAGATTGAGAGCAAGGATGACATCAAGAAGCGTGGATTGGCCTCGCCTGACAAGGCTGATGCGTTTTGCTTGACGTTTGCGTCCGATGCGGTGATTGGCATGATGGGGTCAAAGGCTAGTACGAAGTGGAATCAGCCGTTGAAAAGAAACCTCTCAAGGGTTGCATAATTCATTTATTGTTTAAAGGGGTATTCAAATGAAGATGACCAAAGCAGCCAAGAAAGTTGGCAAGGTGATGGGCGAGTACAAGGCAGGCACATTGCACAGCGGCAAGGGCGGCAAGGTAGTCAAGAATCCGAAGCAGGCGATTGCCATTGCGATGTCTGAGGCAAAGATGCCTATGCGCGGCAGCCGTATAGCCAAGAACATGAAGTCCAAGGGGATGAAGTAATGGCAACCTTAAAACGCACCATGGATCAAGCCATGGATCAGGACGAGGGCTATGAGGGCGGCGAAGATAGCTGCCCCATGGCGACTCAAGACATCACGCTGAATCTGAAGAATCGCGCCAAGGCGATTAACTCGGCCAACTATGGTCCAGAGAATCCCAAGTTGCCAAACAAGCAGTTTTGGATGGAGATGGCGCGTGAGTGGGAAGTTGATCCCGAAGAGGCGAAGATGAGCGTTTGCGGTAACTGCGCCGCGTTCAATCAGGATGACTCCATGCTTGAGTGCATTGCCAAAGGTATTGGCGAAGAGGGCGACCCATGGGCAATGATTGAAGCTGGCGACTTGGGTTATTGCGAGATTTTTGATTTCAAGTGCGCGTCCAGCCGTACTTGCTCAGCTTGGGTGGTGGAAGAAAATGAGGAAGAGAGCGATCATGAGCCTGAGTCCTTACTCACAATCAAGATTGGAGTCAAAGGTGAAGACTAAGCCTGGCCTCTATGCCAACATCCAAGCCAAGAGAGCCAGGATAAAAGCAGGCTCTGGCGAGAAAATGAACAAGGTTGGCTCAAAGGCAGCGCCTACTGCCGCTGACTTCAAGCAGGCAGCCAAGACAGCGAAGAAGCCAAAGAAGTGATTTCGCCAATATGCGTCAGCACAGTACACGGCAAAGGTTTGCGGGTGATGCTCACAAGCATTGCCGAGTATTGTCCCGAAGTGCCTGTCTATTTGCGCGGTCCAGAGTCCATTATTGGCGGCTATGACGCTGATCTGAAGATCTTTGGCAAGCCAAGCAATTTCGGCGAAGACTACAACGACATCATGGATCGCGCCTTTGCCGATGGCTTTGGCTCAGTGATCTGCGCCAATGATGACATTGTGCTGACCCCGACCAGCTACAAGCATTTGATGGAAGATGTGGCGCAGCTCAAAGCCGAGACTGGCGAGCCAGTGGGATGGGTATCTGCGAGATGTGACGCGGCGCGTCCTGTGCAGAATGTGCGAAGCAATCCCTTTAATCAGGATTTGAACTACTTCAAGTACCCATACGAAGACGCCATCATGCCGATGGAGTGCCTGAGTCCGATATTTGCTTGGATTGGACGCGATGCGTGGAATTGTTTCAAGTTCCCGCCACTCAATTGGTACTCGGATGATGTGCATTGCGAAGACTTGCGTGCAGCGGGTTTCCACCATTATTTGTCGCGGTCCTATGTCCACCATGTTGGCAGCCAAACGATTGGCTTGGACGGCAACAAGCTGATCCAGCAGGCAGTGCCT